AAATGCTTGCTAAGCAGCTTGCTCCTAATAATCAAGGTGCAGTACCACCGGAAACCCAAGTTACACAACTTGGTACTGGACGTTCATCAACAGCCGCCCCTCCAGATCAGCAACGTATTACGCAGTCTGCAATGAATAAGCCCGCTACCCAGTGGTCTGAGTCAGAGTATGAAGCGTTACGTCGTGCTGCATGGGGCGAGTAACCTAAAGAAAAATCATGGCTTCTCAAAATGCTACAACTGGCAATTTGGCGAATGTACAGGAAACTATTATCAATGCAGCTAGATTCGTGCAGGAGCACAACGCCCCTTCATGGCAACTCATTGAAAAGATTCCTCTTCCCCAAGGCGCATCAACAGTTAGAGTACCAAAGGTTGGTCAATTCGTAGTTTCAGACCTTATAGATGGTCAGGACATGACGGATGAGCAGTCGATTGGACTCACATACGTAGACCTCACTTCAACAGAACGTGGGGCAAAAATAATTGTTACGGACAAACTTGTTCGCCAGAACGGTACTACCCCAGTCTTCTCAATGATTGGACGACAGTTCGGTGACGCTGCTGCCCGTAAACAAGATCGAGATACTCAGGCACTTTACTCTGCTTTGAACAGTGGAACCGCTTTTGGCTCCTCTGGTTCTAGTATGGGTATAGGTGCTTTCGCTGGTGCTATCGCACGCGCTAGAGGCGGCGGTAGAACTGACTCATCTGAGACTGGTAATGAGTCGTTTAATCCAACTTATGCAGTTGTCCATCCGCACACCGCTTTTGATGTTGTGCAGTCAGCAACTGCTATTGGATCAGGGACTTCAATGAAGGTCAACGATCAGCGTGAAGAGCGATACCTGCAATCCTTCTTTACTGGGATTAGCTTTAACGGTGTAGATCTCTATGAATCAGGCAACATCAATGTGGACTCCTCTGGAGACATGACTGGTGTTATCGCTCAAAGAGATGCTCTTGTTGGTCTTACGTCAGTTAGCTGGCGTACTGAACGACAGCGTGATGCTTCAGCCAGAGGGTTTGAGCTTAATCACGTTTCTGACTATGGTGTGTTTGAATTAGACGATGCAAAGGGCGCTCCGCTTCTTTACGACGCTGGTGTTCCGGGTACATCGTCATAGCACATGGGGCTTTAACTTATGGTTGGTTTGTCTCTTGATAGGAATTTATCTCTGCAAACGCAGGGTTATGACCTTGATCTAATTGGGTTTGATGATAGTCGGATGCCGCTTTATCTGCATAAAGAAAGCTTGTCGGATAAAAAGCGTGGAGATGTATTTATGCATTTCCATGTAAGTAATCCTGCGAACTTAACTGCTGGTGAAGCGGACTATCTGATTCGGAAAGCCCAGACTATGGGACTGTTTCCTTGGCCTCCGGGCGAAGAATGTCTGAAGCGGGACTTTACTCCGCAATGGCATGAATCAGTAGCAGGTGGAGGATCAAGGCTTGTCAAGGGGCAAACCCAATCAGGGTGCGGTTACTGTCTCCGTGCAGCCCAAGAAGACAGTCTTGCTAATGGGTATTCGGCGGATGAAGCCGAGCCTGATGCAGCGACTGAGGTAGAGCCCACCTTTGCAGCAGACGAAGCTTCTCCGCCGACTGCTACTCGTAGACGCAGGCGTAAAAGGCGTGATACGCTCTAGTAGTTATAGTTGTGACCTTCAGGCCGAGGCTATAACAACATATTTATATCGGCTGAAGATGGGAATTAATAGCCCACTATTGAAAGTAGGACGAAATGGCATTTCCAACTAGGATTTATGCAGATTACGGAATGGAAAAGAAGACTGGTTCTACAAAGTACCATTCTCTTGGAACTATTTTAGAATTACCAGATGGTCGCGAATACAAATATGCACTAGCGGGTGGTGTGGCTTTAGGTCAAGGCGCAACTGTTGCATCCGCAGCCCCTGTCGGTAATCACGATATGGATTTGGTAACACCAGTAAATGCTGCTGGTTCCTCAACGTACAAATGTACGCTTGGGGCTACAGCTTCTACCAAAAATCAGTACGCTGATGGTTACGTTTACACCAACGACGGTACTGGCGAAGGTCAAATTTACCGAATTGATAGCCATGATGCTGTCGATTCGGCAGGTGAGATTACCTTGAATTTGGCTGAAAATGACAAGGTTGTTGTTGCAACAGTTGCTACAACATTGTCAGGGTTGCACGTAAACCCTTACTCTGGGGTAGTCATTTCCCCAGCAACAGTTGTAACTCGCACGGTAGGAGTTCCACCAACTGCTATTGCAGCAGATGAGTACGGATGGGTTCAGACTAAAGGCTTAGCATCTGTCCTTATTGGTGGCACAACAGAACTTGGTGAGCCAGTTCGGGTTCATGGCAATGGCGGTACTGCTGGTGCTATTATTGGGCTTATCCGTGGTGGAAGCAACGAGGACGAACAAGAGGTTGGAGTGATGCTAGGTGTGGTCGCCGTTAGTGGGGACTACGGACTTGTGTTCCTAAATATCGACTAAAGTACTTTCGTACCTATAAAGAAGGAGTCTCTTCGGAGGCTCCTTTTTTTATTGTGTGCTATCCTGTGAGATACAATGCCATCCCACAACATCTTAGATGATCCTGACAGACAGCTAGTAATCTGGGCAGATACAGACTTCGCAAACTGGCGTTCAACTGGAGTAAGTAAAGAGCCTTGGACTTATGACTGGCTTTCTGACTTCGATGAAACAGTCTGCCTGTATAACATCGGAGCCTGTGTTGGCACGTACTCGATAATGGCTGCTGCTCGCGGGGCCAGCGTATACGCATTTGAGCCACTCCCTGTCAACATAGAGGCGCTGCACAGGAATATCAATGCCAATAATCTCCAGAGCAAAGTAGTCGTCTTTCCCTTTGCTTTATCAAATATGCAGGAAATAAAAACTTTTTATATAGCTGAGGGCTACAGTGTCATAGCTGGATACGGACTGCTCTCCTCTGATCCTGTTACTAAGGGATTGCCTAAGAACTCAAGCATAAGGCTTCCGTCATTCAGACTTAATGACATTGCTTTGTCTATAAAGAAACCTACTCATTTACTTATAGATGTAGAAGGTGGAGAAGTAGAAGTGTTGCAGGGTGCAGACATGCTGCTTGAGGGAAGTAGTATCGAGTCAATCTTAATTGAGGTGCAGTCGGATACAGAAGACGAGGTTGAGGAGATACTAAACAGCTTTGACTTTAAGGCGGTTGAATCCTTTGCTCCTAGGAATCTAATGAAGTGCGTTCTCTACAACAGGGAGTATAAGTAATGCCATTATCTATTGACGGTCGGCTTATATCAGAAGACAAGAAAGCCTATCTGATAGCAGATATAGGACACAACCACTCTGGAAGTATGGACAGGCTGGAAGAGATGGTTCTGGCTGCAAGAGACTCAGGGGTAAACGCAGTTAAGTTTCAAACTAGGAATCCAAAAGAAGTTTATTCACCATCTGAATACTACCGAAAGAGTGACAACCCTCAGTGGATGGATGAAACCTATGGGATTCACAGAGAGAAACTAGAGTGGTCGCCAGAGGAGTGGAAGCATGTCTTTGACTTCTGTAAAACTGTTGGGGTCACAGCGTTCTCTACTCCCTTTGACTTTCGTAGTCTGGATCTCCTGATCTCCCTAGATGTTCCTGCAATAAAGATAGCCAGCGGAGATGCAACCAATCTACCCCTGATAGGCGCAGCAGCCTCTCATAACATCCCTATGATAATCAGCACAGGTGGATGCAACATAGAAGAAGTAGATGCAATAGTTCAGGTAATGACGCTAAAGAAAACTCCGTTTGCAATACTCCAGTGTTCATGCATCTACCCTGCTCCACATGATGTACTGAACATAAAAGTTATACAGGGATACAAGGACAGATACCCTGACATTGAAACAGGACTGTCTACCCATGACCCAGATATACACCCTACCCTTGCGGCCTTTGCCCTAGGGGGCAGGATCTTTGAGCACCACTTCACTGTGAATCGTAGATGGAAAGGCACAGACAATGCCTTCTCACTTACTCCTGCAATGATGAAAGAACTCAGGAAGAATATAGATGATGTCTTTCTATCACTTGGCAGCCCTATAAAAACTCAAGACCCAAGAGAGAAGGTCTATACAGACGAAAGAAGAAAGAGCCTGTACTGGGCAGCAACCAAGAACCAAGGAGAGACTGTCTCCGATAACGACATAAAGATTCAGTGTCCTGCCAATATCATGCACCCCGCAGATATGTACACACTCATCGGCAAGAAGATACATTCCCTAAAGGTTACTGAAGGGAATCCTGTTACTGAGGTAGACGTAATTTGATAAAAGCAGTAGCGCTTATTCCAGCCAGAGCAGGTAGTAAGAGGGTAGTAAATAAGAATATAAGAAAGCTAGGAGACAAGCCTCTTATTGCACACACAATAATTGCAGCACAGGATTCCAAGTGCTTTGATTCAATTATAGTTTCTACTGACAGTCAGGCTATTTCTGAAGTAGCTTATGAATACGGGGCAGATGTCATAGACAGGCCGCCAGAGTTTGCAACAGATACTTCTCCTGATATTGACTGGGTTATCCATGCTCTTATTAACTTAGAGATAGACCTAGGAGTACCAGAGTTTTATTCAATACTTCGGCCTACTTCTCCTTTCAGAACAAGGGAAACAATACAGCGCGCAGTAAACCTCTGGGAAGAAACAGCCAGCCCCGCAGGGTTTACTTCGCTAAGGGCAGTTGAAAAGGTACAGCAGCATCCAGCTAAGATGTGGCAGCGTCTTTTGTCAGGTGAGATATGCCCTGTATTACTTCAGCCATCTGAAAATAAGTGGCACGATAACCAGTACCCGTCCCTGCCTGATGTATATACGCAGAACGCTTCTCTGGAGATAGCCTCTACATCAATGACAATGAGCGAAAGAAGTATTTCAGGTAAGAAAATTTATGGATTCTTGACCTTAGATAACGAAGGCTTCGATATAAATACAGAATATGATCTTTCATATGCAAATGAATTACTAGAACAAGAGTTAGCTAATGCCTGAAGAACTTATTTTCAACGTACCTGATAAAGCAGAAGATGCAACTGCTAACTTCTGGACATCAACAGAGGTTGAATATATCCAGTCTTGGGTTCTGGGAAAAGAAGAAGAAAATAATGAAAGGGTTTTGAAGCATGAATTCAAGCTGAACTATAAAGGACAGGTAGAAATGTTTGGGGTAGTAGCAGAAGAGTCTGCTCCTGAATCTCAAATAGAAGATATGGCTGCAAGGGTTGCGGAGAGATCAGCAGTAAAGATATTAGAAAAGCTACAAAAAAGAGGAAGCAAACTTGCACCAGAGAAGCTTGCTCTAAAAGAATACACAGACCTGCGGCGTGATGTTGCAGGAGCATTTAGGGATTACATAAGTCATGCCAAGCGCAGGTCGCAAAGCTCAACGGGCAAAATCTACTTCAAAGGCATCTCGTAAAGATGTCTGCATACTTGGGTATGCTCAGGAGACAAGGGATCTTGTCTTTGATTTAGACGAAAGTGTAGAGATATGGGGCATCAATATGGCCCATGAGTTTCTTGGAGCGGGCAGTCGCACCGCAACTCAGTGGTATCAGCTACACCCTAGGGACTGGACTCTCTCTGAAAACAAACCGACTGGTTATTGGGGTCGTCCTAAAAGGCACTTGACCTTTCTTCAGGAATTTGAGGGCGATGTCTTCATGTCCTACGATGAGCCAGATGTCCCTAACTGCAAGGTCTTTCCACTGGAAAAGATGTATGAGTATTTCCCAACAATATATTTCACAAGTACTTTTAGTTACATAATTGCCCATGCCTTATATCAGCACAAGCATGGAAAGAAGATAAGGAAGCTTTACCTGTACGGCATAAACCTAACTGCACTGGATGAGTACACTCAGCAAAGGCCATGTGTTGAATACTGGATAGGCAAGTGTGAAGAAGCAGGGATTGAAGTAATTATTCCCAATGCCTCTGCTCTGTGTAAGGGGACACTGTATGCCTTTACCCGAAAGGATAAGGAAAACGACCTTGCTAAACATACCCTAGATAGGTTGCAACATTGGAAAGAGCAATATACTTTGCACTGGTCTAACATCATGGTTATTCAGGCTATGCATAAAGAGCTTGAACACTGGACTAGGTTTTTAGGAGAGGTATTTGAAGCTGCCGAAAATGAAGCAAAAGAGTTTGAAGGCAAGACTAAAGACGAAATAGCCGTGTTTGTAAAAGAACTAGCTGATAAGATTCATGGTGTTGTGCAAGATCGCATAAGCAAAAGAGAAGGCAATAACAAGCGTATGCTTACTAAAGAGCAGACCGCTTTAAGTTCAGCGCAAGGAGTTGTAAGAACAGAGCAACATTATCTAAGCTTGAATGGTGGGGTAGATCACAGGGCTCCTGCTTTACCAGAACTTAGATTCCCGGCTGAATTTTTATCTGATGATTATGAAACACCAGATACGCCAGAGGCAATATAAGGTGAGAAATGACTTCTTCGGCAGGCCCTGTATGGCGGGCATATCTAGATAGTAAAAGACCCGCGGCAACCATTGGTGGCGCTACTGGTGTACCTGAAGGCGCTACCTTTGTGCTGGAAACTGTGTTGCTTATTGATGGGAATACAGACTCAGGACACATAACTTCTTCTGGGACAGTAAGCCTTACAGTATCTGACTCTGTATTAAATGCAGGGACAGCACTGATTACAGACAAGGCAAGCACTACCTTTACCCAAGCAACTGGGCTTGCTCTGTTTAAGATTACAAATACTGAGTCTGATGGATGGGAAAGCGGTACTTACAACGGCGATGTAAAGTATGCGTCTGACAGCGGTGGAACTTCTAGGTCTTTTTACTGGCCTTTGAAACTAACTGTTAGAGAGGCTAGGGACTAATGGCTACCCCTACTAGGAAAAGAACCTTAAAGCAGATCAGGCAATCAATAGGAGTAAACCTAGATGCCATCAACCAAGACGATGGCGCGATTGAAACTACTATCTCTGATTCCTCTGGTAACTATTCTTTAATTCGCGATAACTCCCTACAGTACGGGACACATGACGAGCATCGTGGTAAGTGGATTATCGCAACTGACTCAAGTAGTAACCGACATATCAGAAGGGTTCAGGCATCTGATCCTGATGCAAGAACACTAACAGTTTCTATTCCATTTTCCTCTGAGCCAAACAATGAATGGACGTTTGAACTCTGGGATGATTCAATCTCTCCGGTTGCATTGCATGACTATGTAAACCAGTCATTGGCTGAGGTTACAAGAAAAGGATCAGTGCCTGTTAATTTAGACAGCATCCATGTTGGGGGCGGAATTACAGAGTGGGCTGCACCAAGCAGTGTTGTTGGGGTGCAGGATGTATTCATCAGGCGTTCTTATATTGGCGAGCAGATTGAAAGTTTTGATAATGCATTAAGTTCTTTAGGTTCTAATGTAACTATTTATAACGACAGCGAAGATATAAGAGAAGGCAG